TCCAATCATATATTGGGAAAGAACCGCGTTCTTTTGCCATTATCGTTGAAGATTCATAGGCACACATTTTTAGTGTTTCATGAACCATTTCACTAAACTTTGTTGCTTCTTCAGTACCATAAATTAAGTTTAACGCAGCCAACATATCACCTTCACCAGTAACACCCAGTCCCGTTCTTCGTCCCATTCGTGTTTTTTCTTTAATTCTTTCCCATAGGCGACGCTCACATATTTTAAGAAAATCATCTTCAGGGTCAGAATCTATTTTTTCCAATATTGCATCAATTTTTTCAAGCTCAAGATCTATGATATCATCCATATATCTTTGAGCTTTCATAACATCACTTTTAAATAAATCCCAATCAAAATATGCGTCTTCGACAAATGAATTGTTTTTATAAAACGGATTTACTACATATCCATATAGATTAAGTGCAAGCAATCTACAGCTATCATCGGCACAAAGAGGGATTTCACCGCACGGGTTGGTTGATATTGTCTCGAAACCCAAATCATCATAACAATCAGGTACACTTTCACGAATTATATGATCCCAAAACAATATTCCTGGTTCTGCTGACTTCCATGCGTTGTGAATAATTTTTTTCCAAAGTTTTTGTGCATCAACTTCTTTTGTATATTTTGCTTCACCTTTTATTGGAAATTGTTGTTTGTACATTTTTCCATTCATTGCCGATTCCATAAAATCGTCATGGAGTTTAACAGAAATATTTGCACCTGTTACTTTTCCTTGTGATAATTTCGCATCAATAAAACTTTCAGAATCTGGATGTCGTATTGATATACTTTCCATTAATGCTCCTCGTCTTCCATCTTGAGCAACTTCTTTCGTAGTTGACGAAAATCTTTCCATAAATGGAACAACTCCCGTTGATGTTATTGCACTATTTTTTACAGGGCTACCTGCTGGGCGAATAAATGATAAATCAACACCCACTCCACCCCTACGTTTTTCCAGTTGGGCAATTTCTTGATCAAGTTTTAAAATTCCGCCATAACTGTCAGAGTCGCCTTCATTTCCGATTACAAAGCAATTACTGAGTGATACAACTTGAAATTCATTACCAATGCCTGACATTGGAGATCCTTGTGGTACAATCCTATTAAATCCTTTTAATGTTTCATATATTTCTTCTTCCGTTAAAGGATTTGGATAATTTGATTCAATTCTAGCTAGTTCTTTAGCTATTCTACGATGCATATCATCTGGCGTTAATTCATAATAATCTTGATTATCCTTTAAACAATATTTTTTAATCCATACATCAGTTGCTAATTTATCATTATTAAAATAAGTTAATGTTGATTTATATACATCTTCTTTAGTATATTTTGTGTAATTTTCTGTTTCCATATATTATTTGTTTTAATAATATTATGCATTTTTAGATGCTTGAACTTTTTGTTTTCTCATTTTATATACTTCTGAAGCCCTATTAATGCTAGTTGCGTTTTTAGATGTTAAAATGATATTATCGTTTTTTATATCTATAGTTTCTAAATTAATATTTGAAATGCTTTGATTAGTTTGCTCTAAATTTTGAAGTTGATTTAATGTTTCTTCTTTTTCTGTTATTGTCTTGCATATAGCAGCTTCTATTTCTAATTGTGTGTCTTTATGTTCTTCTTTTTTAGATTTAATTTCATTTCTTATCTTACTTTCTCTTTCTAATCTTTCTCTATAAACATCAGCTGCATGTTGTTTTCTATATAAAGATCTTTCTTCTTCATGCCCTAATAACGTATTTTGTGATTCTGTATCAAATTTAAGATATTCATTATCAAATATACAATTCTGAAATACTACTCCATCTTTTCCAATACGGCTCTTAAGTAATGTAATATTTGCCAAATTATTTTCTTTTTGAGATAAACTTTTTGCAATTGAAATAACAACATGCCCCACTTGTGCCTTTTTAATTGATCCACCCATTTGATCCGTTGTTACTATATCAGAATTTATACTCTCACGATTACCTTGAGTAGCTGTCCATACTGCTATATTAAATTCATCACCCATACCTTCCAGACTTCTCATAATTGTGCCCTCACCTTTCCATTCTTCACCTTCAATTGTTCTTTCCATAGAAATACAATCAACGTAATCTAATACCAACATATCAATTTTTACATTTTGTGATTCTAGTTTTCTTAACCTATTTCTTATATCTGAAATTGAAACTCCAAAAGGTGGTAATTTTAATATTAAAAGACGATTTTTACGATCTTTTGTAATTTTTTCTACTAATGATATAACATCATCTTGTTTAGACAATTGATCATCACTTGAAATTTCCGTCCATATCGTATAATGTTTTTTGCGAATTTCTTTTATATTGTCTTCAAACACTACATGTAAAACTGTAGCACCATAATTATATGCCGAATTAGCAAATTTTGTTAGTATTGTTGTATTATGAGTTAAAACATAATCTCTAGTAACATAAAGCTGGTCTTCATTTGAAACTTTTATACATAGTGCCTCTTCATCATGTGAGTATTTTATTGATTTAACATATTTTTGCTTAAAATATCTAGCCTTTGTTCGATAACTATTAATTTTATTTAATAATCTAAATGGTATTATATTATTATCAAATGAAAATGTTAAAATATATGATAATTTTCTGTTTTTCTGAGTTTTAGTATTTATTTTTATTATTCCTCCTAATGATAAAACTATTTCACGAATATTTTCAGATAAATCTTTTGATATTGTGGAAATTTGAAGAGTTCCATTTTTATTTATATGACCATCAATATCCATTAATCCTTGCAATACTGATAATCTAACATCAATTGAATTGTATATATATTCTTTTGGTATAAATTTATTATTCGATATTTTATCTAATAAATTATATATTTTTAATTTTTCTATTATGGATTTTAACGATAATTTATGTGTTATTTGAACATCACTTTTATAATGTTGATTAAAAGATATTTGTTCGTCTAAATGTTTTATATTTTCAAATATTTCATCATCTTTTATCGATACATTTATGTCTGAACTATATGATAAACACTTATTACTCAATATTATACCAAGAAGATAAGGATCAATTAGCACCATATGATTTTCAAATTGTATTGGCTTAACAATAGGTAATTTATAATTATATCGGCTGCCCTTCTTAATATCTGACATCATATCAGATGTGCTAACTATTTTATAACTATAATTTGGATTTTTATCATTAGTATTATTTACTCTCCTATTCAATGTGCTAACAACCCAAAGATGATCTAACCCGCAATTAACAAATGTTTTATCAGTGAATTCAACTTTATATATTGGTTTAACTCCTTGTGGATAAACACCAAGAACATATTGTTTTTTTCCATCAGAACCAATAATTTCATCACCTATTTTTAGCTCACCATTTTTTACCCATCCTTTTGGAGTAAGTACCGGCTCAGATATTGGTAACTCTTTTCCAATGCCTGTTGGTGCCAATACTATACCTAATTCACCTTTACTAATACCACCTTTAAGAAGAGCATCAAGACCATCAATTCCTGTTGGATATGGTATTCTAGCCTCTTTTTGTAAAGATTCTAAAATATTATCAGTAATGTCTTCTATATCTTCTGTTGATATTCCGGTTTGTAATGCCTTAGTTATGATATTTTCAATCCTATCATATTCTTCAAATGCACCATTACGAATAATTTCTTCTGATTCTTTTAGAGCCTTTTTAACAACCTGTTGTCTACAAAACTTAAGTGATGTATCTTTAATATATTTATCATCTTCTAAATAATACTCTTTAATAGATTTTAATGTATCCAGATGAACTTTAAGATTAACACTATCAGTATTTTCTACAAGTATTTTTTGCTGTAATGTATCATAATTTGGAATTACTTTATATAAATCATATAATTCCTTAATATTTGTCATGAGATACCTAAAATATGGACCATCAAAATATTTACTATCTATGACATCAATAATTGTTATTGCAAATTTTTTATCTTCTATAATGGTTTTTAGTAATCCTTGTTGAAATGAAATACCTAATTGGCCAAAATTTTTATCACTCATACCTACCTATTCCTTCAATTTTAATTTATCCTAGTTCATATTCTAGATATGTTTTGGTTAAATTTTTAGCAGAAAGTACATCACTCAATTCTGCTAAAATTTTTCTTACTTTAGGTCTAATGTCTACCGCATATCTCACTTTTGGATGAAATATGTGTGCTGGAAATATTCTAGAAATAAATACTTCTTCATTATGTTTTATTTGTAATAAAAAATACTCTTCTTTAATTTCAATTGATTCATTTTCGTCAAATAAATCAAAGTAATAGTCCTCATTTTCACACATATATTCAATTGTCTTTGTCTTTAATTCTTTTGAAATTTCATCACATATATTTGTTACACAATAATATAAATCTAAAGAATTTTTCGACTCTGGATTATAATTCATTACGTTAAAAAATCTTTGTATAACAATATTTTTTTCTAACGTTAATATAAATTCGAATTTAGTGATTTCTTGATTTTGCATAATTATTATTTTTTAAAGTTTATATATCGTCTATTTTTTTCTTTTCGAGTTAATCTAAGAAATGGATTTAAAAATTTTATCCAAGCATCATCTGATTTCGGAAGTACATTAAATATACCATCATCTATCATCATTTTCATGGTATTTTTATATGATCTTCCTTCAGGATCTAATGTTTCATTTATCAATTTAATTATATCTTCCTTAGCCTCTTCAGTTAAAATTGGATTTTCTAGATTTACTATTTTATTATTAATTTCATAAAATTCTTCACCAAAAACACCGTACCTTGTTACTCCTGTTAATAAGTTTTGTATAAGTTTATTATCTTTATCTTGTTCAAAAAGAAAATTGGCTTTATGTTTAATGTAATCAAGAGTAAGTGGTTGTGTTAATATTTCAGGAAAAAGAACCTTAAGTTTTTTAACACCTAAATTTCGTATTCCTGCTATATCATCTGAATGATCACCACACAACATTTTAACTAATTTGATATTTTCAATAAGAAATTCTTCATAATTATACAAAAAAACATCTTTTGGCTTATAAAGTTTTTTGTGTGAAGGATTATATAAATGTGTATCTTTAGAAACAAGTTGCGTTAAATCACCATCTGATGAAAATATAATCTTTTTTTCATTTGGAGAATTTTGTACATAATATGCTATACAATCATCAGTTTCACAATACATATATTCTCCTTGCCTGACATATACTTCTTCAAGATATTGTTTTATTCTATTTCTTTGGTAATTATATGAACTAATTTCTGATTCGGTCTTTAATCTCGATTTTCTATTTTCTTTATAACGACTATATATTTTTTTTCTTAATAATGATCCGTCTTCACCATCCCAAAATACACAAATTTTATCAAGATGATAATTTTCAAACAATATTCGAAGTGCATTTAAAAAATGGTATATACCACCAATATGCTCACCTTTATAAAAATAATTTTTTACACCATAAAACCCAATAGTGAGCAAATTATCACCATCAACAACCAAAGTTGTCATTATATCCCAATTTTTATTATTACAATTCTTCTAGGATTTCTTTGCCAATTTCGGCATCGGCTATTTCATCTACAGACACACCTAATCCAGCACTAATATATTGAGCATATTTTTTCTTATATTCATCTAATGAAGATTTTTTATCAGCATCTGTTCTACATTTCATAAAATCATGTGCAGTAATCATAATTTTACCATCTGCGTATCCTAATCCATTTATATGATTTTTAAGCACACTAACTTTTGTAATTGTCGCTATTTTTATAGTTCTTCCATTCTTAGTTATTGGAACTTTATAAATTCCGGCATTTTTTTCATTACCAAATAAGTAAACCAAGGTTGAATTTAACCAAATGGCTTCACCACCTTTAGCCTTAATTTTTGGCTGTCCATATATATTTTCTGGTAATTCTACCCAAGGTTGATTACATATAATCAATGTATTAGTATACTTTTCTTCTGATCTTCTAGATCCTGTAATTCTTTGATTTAATCCCATTCCTATTTTATCGGCTAAGACCGCGGCATTATGTTGCTTCCCACCCTTACCATCATATGTCATTTTACAAGGTATTGATCCAACAGAATCCCAGAAAAAACATATATCTTTATTTATTTCTCCCTTTATTTGTATATCTAATAATTCATTAATAAAATCAGTAACTTGTTCAATCCATTTAAAATCATTATTAAAAATAAAATTACCATAATAACTTATATTTCCGGTTGTTGAATCTATTTCTTCCTCATATTCTAATCCCATTAATTTTGCATGAGAAAAATCCCATTTTTGTTCTGTAACTATAAAAACCGGTAAAATATCTTTTCTTAAACAATCTATTGCTGTTTTAATTAATGCTGTTGTTTTTCCTGTATCTGAATGTCCAAGAAACATATTTATATGTCCCATAGCGGGTCCTGGAAGTCCCGTAGCATCTAAAAATGCATCACCCAAATCAAAAAATCTTTGAGGTTTATATGATGCAGTTGATGAATATTTTTTTAAAACTGCCGAAAAATCATTTTTCTTTATTGCCATTTTATATATTTTATCTTTTATTCCACAAAATTAAACAAGTTCCAAATTCTTGAAAAACATCACAAAAGAGGCAGGATCGAGATCAATAGTACCTATCACTTTTCTTGATGCATCTACAAATTGATATACCTATCATAATAAAATTTTTAAAATGCCCGTGTCTTTTGGACACGGGCTTATTTTATCTTAGAATGGAAGATCCTCATCAGAATCTTCTTCTTCTTGTGGGTCTTCTGATATATATTCAGATTGTTGCGCAACATCATCCATGGCTTCTATTTGCGAACTTGATATCCATTTATTAGTATTTTGATCCCATTTCGGTGTTTCTCCATTAGCAACAATATCTAAATAATCATCTGACTTTTTTGAATAAACATCGGACCATACTAACGAATCATCGATCCAACTTTTTAGTCGTTCTTCATTAGTAGATAAAGGACTCGGATCTTCAGGAATAATTGAACTAATCGTTGTATACTCTTTACCACTACCCGATTTAATAATACTTAACGAAAGTGTTAAATCTCTACCATTAATGATATCAGTAATATCTCCTCTACTTTTAAATATGGGAAATATTTTGTCTAATACTCCATCACTTTTTGAATTATGTTTAAATCTCCAGAATTTAGGACCATCATCCTCATGTTCTCTATCTATAACTTTTACAATATAATACTTACGAGCACGATAATTTTTTGCTAATTCTTTATCGGACTCAATACCTGTATCCAATAAACTTTGATAAACTTCATTTAATGGTGATCTTTTACCCTCCTGTTTTGGATCATAAAGTTTCATCCATTTTCCATCTACTTGTATTTCATGGAAATAAACCTCAACAAAAGGTGACGAACCATCTTTAGTCGGTAAAATACGAATTCTTCTTGTTTGATCTGTAACACCTTTTGGTAAAACTGTTGTAAAATACTTCTTCATGCGCTCATCTTGTGATGCAAATTTGTTGCCGCTTGCGGCTTTTTTGTTTCTTTCGTACTGTTCTTGTACTGATTCAAATATACCCATAATTGTAAAATTTTAATAAAAATGTTAATTAACAATCAAAATATACATAAAAAAAGCCTGATTACCAAACCAGGCTCTCCTTTTTTTATAATTTTTCAAAATTATTTATCACAATTAAAAGTTATAATCATTCTCAAAGGCTTTTGGATTAAAAGATTTCATAATTTCATACTTACCATAATTTTCAATATCATTTTTAGTTAATATATATTCATTTTTACCAGAAGCTCTCATTTCTTCCTGTTTATTATTAAAAAATTCACTTGGATTTTGACTAAATGGATACGAATCTAATGACCTCAATTCTAGTTTTTCTACTGGCGTTTTTGGCCTAGTTTTTTCAATTTCACTACTTAATTGATCTATTTTTGCTATAACATTATCCATTTCCCCTAATTTTGTTTCTAATTCTCCTAACTTATTAAAAACATTATCCATTTTTTCAATTACGTCCACTTCTGCTTTTGGTTGAGTATCAAGTTGTTTTTTAATACTTTTAGTCATATTAACTAAATCTGTGATATCTATTTCTTCAGTAGTATCATCTAATTCGGCCGCAGAACCAGTTGCAACTTCAGGAGGAGTTTCAGTATCTCCCGTCATTTTGGGCATATTCATAGATCCACCTTCTGGAGATAAGTTAGAAATATCTCCTCCGGGTAGCGGTGGAATCGGAGCTTCTTGTTCAATTATATATTTTTCGGCATATCTGTTTATTGCCCAAAAACGTTTTACTTCTTCATTAATATTTTTCATTTTCATAATTAAAAATTTATTAATCTTGTAATAATAATCTACCGTCTTCGGTTATATATTTTTTATTAACTCTTTCAATCAATCCATCCATTAACCTCAGGATATGACATTCACCTGTTTCAAGGTCACATATAGTTTCTTCCATACCATCATCTGAAATTTTCTTAATAACGGTACTCTTTTTTAAAAAGTCTTCTACGGTACTCTTTTTTAAAAAGTCTTCTAATGTTTTACTTATATTATCCATCTTTACATTTTTATATAAATATCATATTATTTAGTTAAATTAAAATATACAATATCATCATTAAATAAATCTAATTTTTTCATTAAAGATTTTGATAAAGCAATACCATATCCTTCAATACTCGGACCAACATTAACTGGTCCAACATATGTTTTTGATGGACCATTTAAAAAATTTACCATTCTAAAATACTTATTATTTTTAGGATTTAAAAATTCTGTATTTATATAACCCGCAGAATCTGTTAATATAATAAAACCATCTTTACTACGAGGTATTTTATTTAAATCAAATTTAGTTTCATATATATAATTAGATTTTAATGAATCATATATATCAGACCATTTTACGTTTCCAGATAATCTAGTTCCAGATGCAATACTCATACTACGATCTGGAGGAATTTTATATTTAGGCGAATCCATTTCAACAACTCTTGCCCTTAACCAAGTTTTTTTATTATACTCTATTTTCGTAATTTCAGGTTGGTTGCCCGCACCATTAAATGGTATTCCATATGGCTCATATCCTCCATGTTTTTCAACCATAGTTTCACCAGGAAGAAGTTTACCATGTAAATCATACGTATTAACACCATTATTTGTTATTGTTTGTTGCGTTTTAGTTGTTTCAGTAAGATTATGACCCTCTTTTACTATTCTTACTGCTTCTTTTATCACTTTATCAAATAATGGTCTATAACTAGCCATAAATGAATCTTCTGGTTTAGGTAATGCCAATTGAGGTATTCTTGTACCTTTAAACATTGTTTCGATGCCTGTTGACCTAATATTATGAGTTACTTCAGTAATCCAATATGAACCTCTAAACATCGGAACATTTTTTAAATAAAAATACATAGTTGGCTGTATCATAACATTTCCCATAGATGTTACAGTACATTGATATGATGCTTGCCTATATATATTCCACAATCCAATGTCTACTTGAGCAGTACTTGTTCCACCTTCACTGCGTCCTAATTGCTCATACACATAGAATGATTCTGAAGTATTTCTTATTGTAGATTGATCTAATTCTAATCCTTTAAAAATTGATTGATTTTGATCACCAAAACTTACTTCAAAAGCAACTACTTTATTTGATTTTGTAAAATCTGTAGATGCAAAAATATCGTCAGAAACAATAATGGGGTTATTATTAGTATCACCAATATCAAACCCATCATTATTAAACAAATAATTTTTATTTTTATTTATAATATCTGACATTTCAGGATGTTTAGATGTTGGCCCAATATATTGTAATATTATTTTTGGTGTAGCTTCTTGATAATCCACATCTAAAAATGAACCAAACATACTTCTAGCAATATCTCTAGATGGTGTAATTCGTAGAGCACTAGTAGCACTAGTTCCATAAAAATTAACATATGCAGGTAATGCTCTAATATCAAACCCAGTATCTTGAATTAATAAACTAATTGCGCTATATAAATTAATGCCAGCATTCTCACTTAATCCTAGTCTTATAAATTTAGATAAATCAATAAAAACTTTTTGTCCAATATCTTTATTAGCCCTATCCAAAAAAAGAAACTCTTCTATTAATAATCGTTGTCCAATAGAATTACCTGCTATCCATTTATCATTAAAAGATTTGAAATAATTATATGTTTCTAATTTTAATGTTTGTTCATCATTGTGTCCTCTTAATATTGATGAACTTCGTTCTTCTATTACATCACCATTAAGATTATGTTGAATTTTATGTATAAGATATGTTAAATAATTATTTAATCTTTGTGCTGGCGGTTTTACTCCTAGTGTTGATGGTGGATTTATTATATTATTATTAACATAATTAATAAATTCATCATGTGATGGATTTTCTCCTTCAGCTCTTAATCCCGCATACATATATATTAATGGTCTAAACTGTTTAATATTTTCTTCATTTAATTCAATATTATTAACTCTAAAAAAATCTTGATAATATCCATCCATATCTTCACCTAAATAAAGTTCAATATTACCAAGATTTGTTAGAATTTGCCCTATATTATATGAATTCAATGAAAAATGTTTAACATTAACACCAGTAAATCCTCCAAATAAATAATCATCATGTTCTCTCGGATTTGAAATTGAAAGCTTAATTAGATTATCTTTCATCTGAAGTTGAGCTGTAATATCTGACAATTTATTTAATTGTTTAATTTTTAAACTTTTAAGTAATTCTACATTATTTGTTTCATCTGTATTCTCTTTTTTTACTGATACTATAGCATTTAATAAATCTTGAAATCTTGTATATGAAACTTTGTATGGTGTATATGAAATATTTTCATTTAATTTCTCACTACAAAAATTTAAAAATGCAGATTCAAATACATCTAATATATCTGGTTTAAATGTTGCAATTAAATCAATAATTTTTTTATAATTTGACGAAATAGAAAATTCATTTTTTATTGTTCTAATATATTCTTTATAATTGGGAAATGAATAACGAGTATAATCAATATTTGTATCACCAATAACAAAATCTGTTCCCACACCCCATATAACTCTAAAATTTTCCTGTTCTGCTAATATAAAATCAGTTGCATCCACAGGATTCATTCCATTAGTCGGTAACAAAACATATCTTTGATCATTACTATCAAATTTAGATTCATCTATAACCGTTGACCATGTATTTGCTCCAACAGCAACTCCACTACAAGATCTAATCGTACCGTTTGATACCGCATTAGAATAACTATTATCTGGTAAATCAATATTGTAAAAACCATATCCATTTACTATTTGATGAAAAATAGTTTCATAATATGGATGAAACCCTATATCAGATGTAGTAGATTCACTTATAGATTTACCACCATATAATCCAGTAAATGTAACTCCTTGTTTATTATCAAAAAATAAATTTGATTCAATTCTATTTATTATACCATTAATAATATCAACGCCATCATTTATATATTTTTTATATCGATGATAAATTGAACCCCATTTTAATATTAAATAATATGGAATAAAATGTGTCGAGCCTAGTTCTCTAAACATTGTCGACATGACTGTTGGTGTACCGGGATTTGATTGCCAAGTTTCACTTTTATACACGATAGTATCGTCAAGATCTTTATATGGTAATGAATTTAAAAGTAAATAAGCTGATCCAGCATATTTTCCTGTAGATTCTAATTTAATAAAATCATTATATAATTGCCAATGAAAATATGGTGTATTTAATATATGTTTTTTATGTCCATCAATATCAATTGTATTCATAAACATATTTGATGTAAATCCATCTTTAATCCACATTGCCGAATCTATTGGAGATGAAATAAATGCAAATGGAGTATTAACTTGTATCATACCATTTAAATTCAAATCATTCTTATTATAACTTTTATATATTGGCGAATTAAATGGATATAATTTATTTCTATATTGTTCGGCTTTATAATTTTTTAAAAAGTTATTTACTTTTGTATAATCGCCATTACTACTTTTTGTATTTAAATCAGTCCTAAAAGATTCCATACTAAAATCATTTGTAAGACCATTTTGTATGTAGCCTGTTGACGGTAATTGATCTAAATAATATTGATATTTATTTGTTATAGTAGACATTTGTTTAATCAAATCATCATAATTAGAAACTTGTTTTTTTAATGTATTAATAACATCA